TCGTGATAGTGACATCTTCACTTGCCGCTTTATCTGTGCGGCTCATGCCGAGTGCACTGAAGCGGATCGTAACGAGCATGCAGGTCTCGCGGACCGCATCCATGATTTCCTTAGACATTTGAGTTACCTTTCTGGGTAAGTTGGGTTTCAGGCACTTCACTGCACTTCCAGTCGATGGCGTTGATCTCACGCGCCACGTCCTCGAAGCCCTTGCAGAACCGCAAGAACTCCTCTTCGCTTGCTACCTCATACATAACGTCCGCAAGGGCGGGCAGCTTCGCCTCTTTAAACCGCCCACGGATATACCTGCGGGCAGCCTTCCAGTCGTCGAACAACATGGCTCACCACTCCCCATTGGGGTGCGGCTTCGATGGCTTGATGTGTGGAATGAGCCGCTTGAAATACTCGCTTATGGTTTCTTCGCCGGCCCGCATTTCAGGCGCTTTGTTGCACCAGTTCACCCACGCCTCACGGTCCCCATGGTCCTTCTTGACCTGCTCCTCGTAGCCGGGCACCGAACAGTAGATGCCCCACAGAGCATCGACCAGCACGTCGCATCTCTCCTTCAACTCGGGTGTCAACTGCACCACATGATGATTGTTCACATGCTGCTCGAACATCGACGCAACAAGATATGCACGATCCAACAGTTCGTGCCAGTCAAGCTCACCGCACTCGCTGATGTGCTTGGGGTTCTCGCTGTCCATCGCAGCTTCGAGTTCTTCGTTAGTCATTTGGCAGTTCTCCTTCTGGGTTGGGTTTATAAATTATTGAGCCTGTTATGGTTGGCTCACCTTTTTCATCACACTCTGCTACAAAATGCACGTACTTGCCGGGATGAGCTTTCGCCCATGCCAGCAATTGTGGGCTCACAGTTTCGTCCATTGTTTACCTCCGTGGGTAATTACCCGCAGCCCGCAGGGCTGGTTGAGTTACCCTTTCGGGTAACCGTGGATCTTACTGTACTCAAGGAACTCTTCCAATGCTTGGTACTCGGTTGCAAACCATTTACCCCGCATGGCAATGCTGCTCTCCGGGTCGGCGATCTGCTCGACGCACCATGGATGCGGGTCTTTGTTGGTGTGCGACCACTTGGATCGGCACGCCTGTATGCCAAAGAACAATGCCTTGGCACGCAGCTCGATGATAGTTGGCTCCCTCCTTAATTGTTTGGATTGATCCATGTTACCTCCGTGGGTAATGGTTGTAATGAAAAGGGGCGGCACTGCTGCCGCCCCTGTACTCACGCATACTTACTCGCCGTCCACGGTCCGAGAGGGGACCTCTAGGCTGCTTTAACTCCGTATCGCTTACCATACACAGAACACGGATGGCTTGCCAAGTAGGCAAGCTGCGCACGCCGCGATTTCTGCTCCCACCATTCGCGCTGTGCTCGCACGAACTTGGGCTTAAGGCCCTTGGTCTGCACTCGCGCCTTTGGGGGATAGAACTTGCGGGCTTTGGTTTGGCCATGCCCGTTGCCGTTGGTACTCTTACGCATATTACACCTTAGCTAGTTAACACAACAGAGTATTGTTTCGGGTAACACTCATGTTGTGAGGTTGTCAAGACGACTATAACAGGGTGTTGGCACGCCCTGACGGATCATTACCCGCACGGGTAACCTCCATGGTATCGAGCGCCAGTTTGACAGCCGCCATCTTGGCAACCCATTCGGCAAGGAACGGATGCCATACTGAGTTGTTCCACCTCCACTCCTGTTGGGATTTGTATGGTGCGTGCTCGGTCTTGAGCGCCTTGAACTCGGCGAGGAACTGCGCGCACAACTCACCGCGAATAATGTATGTGTAGGTTCGGATGGTAGGCTCGTTGTACTGAGTGAGTGCAGCGTGCTGCGGCTTACCTCGCCGGGTAAGCACGCACTCCACCCTGTAGCGCGTGCTCTCGAACAGCTTGTTTGTGTAGCCGCCGGGATGGTGCGTGGTGTATTTATTGTCCATCACTGCACACTATAAGAGTGATCGGTAATGTCCACGTATGTGGTGTAGTCATACCATATTCTGGATGCTACCTGTTGGGGTAACCCTTTAGCTTTAGCCGCAAAGGGAAACAGGCAGCTAAGGCGCGCCAGATCACCCTTGTCGCCGATGATATCAGCAGGTGGGAGTTCACGGTCGATCATCGAGAGGAGCGTCGCGGTCATCACGAACAATTCGTCCGGCACGTTGTAGGTGCCATCGCTCATGTTGCTTAGCGCCTTAGCCATGGCGCGGCACATGATAGTTCTTTGTTTCGGGTGATTGATGACGTCGGTGATGATGTCAAACATCTCAGTGTGCATGATCGTTCTCCAGCCAGCGCTTACGCTGTATCTTGTTGCATAACACGAACGCCGCATCGACAGGCTTGATGCTGGTCTCGAACGCAACGCGGATGAAGTTGATGCAGTAAGCTCTGGCGTTGCCGTCGTCCTCGTAGGCGCTGGGTATCCGCACGAAATAGGTATCCTGCAGAATATCCTGCACTTGGAAGATATAACTGGTGTACGTGTTCTTCGGGTTGGGTTCAGACATTGTTACCCCCTTGGGTAATGTTGGGTGTGTTACGGGAACGATACATCATTATGCACGTTTAAGCGCTGCCGCTCATTGTGATCGGCAGGAGAACCAAGCCATGGCTATGTACAAGCAGAAGACAGTTACTGTTGTGGGCCAGCCACAGGGTGATAAGATCAAGATCCGCCATGAGGATGGACGCGAGGAACTCGTGCCCAAGGCCGAAGTGACGGGTGCTGAAGGCGCCTCTGGTGCCGGCAGCAAAGAGTAGTCAGTAGAAAGAAAGAAAGAGGCACCACAGGGTCGCACCATGGTGCCTCTTTTTTGTTTAGTGCTCGACAGAGACCAGCATCAGCACGATGCCGAAGATGAAGCACCCGATGATCATGCTGGCGATGACGATTGCTTCGTTCACAGGCGAAACTCCCGCGCCAGCTCACACATCTCTTTATGGTATGCGAGCATGATCCTGTAGAAGCGATGCCGCTCGACACGGCGGGCAGGATCGCGACGGGCTTGGGGGTTCAGCTTTTTAGCTGCAGCCCTGACCACCGTGGTGTTGCTGGCATGGACATTCACATACAGGCGCTCATACGTTGTAAGCATCGTTACCTCCTCGGGTAATGACCGGCAGGTAGCGCTTGTTGTAGTCAGGCGCATACCACCAGTTCTCATCGACGCCGTGGAGTTTCACCACGATGGGCGTGTGCCATCTGTGGATGTAGCGATTGCGCGAGGCTCTGGCCCACAGGGCGACCTCGGCCTTGGTTGGCAGATGATAGTTCATTGGTTACCTCTTGGGGTTACTCTGGTAGGCACGAACGTAATCAGTCGGCCGCTGCGCGGCTAAGTCTCGCAATAGATTGATGAACGCATCCAGCTCCTCTTTACTGCGCAGCAGCCCACTATGGACACGTATTGCAGCGGGTCCGTCGGGGGTTAAAGGGAGGCTGGTGAGGGAAGCCGTCGGCTGGCGGTTATTCAGCTTGTACCGCGCCTTGTTAGGATCAGCACGTTTGGGCATGGTTACCTCTCTAGGTAAGTAGGGTTGTGATACGAGGTTATGGTTACTGGTTTGCAGACGCCTCCTTTTTCCATGTAATCAGGGCGAGTTCACGTTCTTCGGGAGTAAGGTTCTCGAACTTGTGACCCTTGGCAACCAGCCACGTCGCGAACGTATTAGTATTGGCTGGTTCCGCAGGTGCAGGTGTGGGGGGCTTTGTGTCCGCACTGGCGGCCTCGAACAGCAGTTCAGACAGGCGCTGCGGGTTACCTTTCAGGTAATCCACGACGCGCTTCATATCCTTAGTCACATATACACGCTCGCGCTTAGGGCGCGTGGCGCGTAGGGACCAAGCTAGTTTATTGGCAGCTTGCTTCAGTAGGATAAGTTCCTGCATAGCCTTGTCCAGCAGGGCGTCACGTTCTGCAGAGGGAGACATCCTCTTTAACATGTTAACGTGCTTAAGAGCCTGCCGATAAGCGTTGGCAGGGGATGGTTTTTGGTCTACTAAGTTGTAGTCAGCCATTTTATCCTCACGTTTTTGTGGTTTAACCTAGGCACAAACGTGTTTAGCCTAGTCGTGGGATGCAGTCAAGTAGGTAGCGATTTTTAGGGCTCAAACACGGTGTGAATGGGATAAACTGGTTACCTTGAGAGGTAATTAAAATTTTCGGGATGAGTGATGTTTTAGTTTAGTGTTGATTTCATTACATAATTTACTGACGCTAGGTCAGGTAAATGGATATGGATAAATTGGTTTTGGGGAGTAGGTATACATACATGAGAAAAGCGGGGGGATCACTACGTTTTTTCACGTTGATCCCCCCGCTTTTTTCATTCTTAGTGTGTACTCGTATATCTCTATTTCTATTATTCTATTTGTTTAAATATATTATATATACCAATATTTTAACTCTGGCCTGCCGTTACAGTAGCGTTACCCCTCAGGTAATGCCCTGCGGATATGGCCCACGCATCGGTACTGCCGTTTTATGATAGTAAAACAAATAAAGATCCGCACGCTGAACATCAGCGTGCGGATCATCTCACAGCATACGCTGCGTCGGGAAGTATAATACTTCGCCGCCGGTGAGGTTCGCGTCGATGTAGCGTTGCGCTTCAATCTCGCTCACGAACACAAGTTCGATGAAGCCGTTGGGCTTGCCGTTCCATTGGCGTTGGATCACATACATCCCGTCAATCCTTCCCTTCGAGTTCAGCTTCGACCGTGGTCGGGTCAAGCTCAGGTGTAATATGCTCAAGTACTTTCCAGAGCAACTCAAGATCGTAGCGCGTGATAGTAGTCCGGCCGCGATGCGTAACCACAGCGTGTTCGAGTTGCCCAATCAGGCAGGCTAGTTCAGTAAACATAAGCAGTATCCTTTCGTTGGGTCTAAATATGGGGCATGTTACCTCGTGAGGTAACAGCCCCATTGTTAGGCCCAATCAGGCCGCGAGCTTTGCCAGCATGCGAGCCTTTTGTTCCGGCGTCAGCGCGTCGAGCTGCGCGTCGAGTGCATCGTCCTCGCTGTCAGCTTCAAGGATGGCGACGCGCGGCAACAGAACCTTTGCAGCCGCGAGCAAGTACTCCGCTGAACCCTCGCAGAGCTTCTCCTCTGAGAGTGCGATCAGCTTCTTGTAGACCTGCCGCACCATCGAGAGTTCTTCCGCCGTCTTACCTTTCGAGGTAATAGCCGCGTCGATTTCATCCTGAGTAAGAGGCTCTGGCGTGCCCGCCTTGACCTTGGCGCGCTGTGCCCGCATGACAGAACAGAACTTGTCATAGATCGGCACGGCCTTCTCACTCGCATCGGCAAGCGCCGCAATGCGGGCGTCAACAAGCACAATGAATTGTTCGGCAGCTTTGGACGTGCCGCCATCGCGCGCCGTCGAGAACATCGGCATGCCGCCGACAATCACATGCTGGCGCAGTTTCGAGACTTGCACCTTGGTGGATTTATCCGAGCGATCAGCCATGCCGGCATGCGAGAACTTGGTCGTCAGCCCACGGAGATAATTACCGTACAGCTTGAACACATCGTCCTCGCCCTTGCCCGACAGGATAACTCCATCGGCCGCCGCGAGGAAAGCCGCCTTGCCGAAGGATGGCCGGGCATTCTTGCCTTCGCCTTCATCTTTGCCCAATGAAGTTGCGAGCTTGAACAGGTCCTGCTTACGCATATCGTTGACCATGGTCGTCATAGTAATCTCCTGTGTTTGGGTTGTGGCCATGCGTACTCGCATGGTCGCGACAGACCGTTCAATCTGTCACGACCATGCGAGCAAGTTACCTATGGAGGTAACTTACCCGCTGGTTTATACTTATACTTTGATCCCTTGCTATCGGGTTAGAAGACATATTCCGAGAGTGGAGAGAATACTTTTGCTCTCTCACTCCGATCCTGCCGTCCGCCCGCGTATATTCGCGCCCGCTGGGGTTCTCTCAGGATCATGTGGGGACCGGGACCGCGTGCCGCGCGGTTCTCACCCATGCCGCCCGGGGGTATAGTCCCGCGCGTCTACTCGTCCGCCCTCGTCGGGCTTAGAGCCGGTTGCCTGCTTTCGTATGCGTCATCCGCAGGCTATGTCGTGTCTTCTGCCCTATGTTAATCGGGCCAATTGCGTCATGCTTACCCGGCCGGGTAACTGGACAGGCCCGGCCACCGGATGGGGCCCCTGCTTTTTAGGTACTTTACAAATATCTAGGGGCAAAAAACCCAAAACATAACACCCCCAAATCCCCCCAGCACAACACAAACAAATCCCAAAAAATGCCCGGCCCAAAAAACCAAATTGTTATCCAGCCCAATACGTGCTTAGTTAACCTGATCAACAAGGGATCACATCACATGGCTCAAGCATCCACCAGAACCGTAGACGCCGACGAAGCCCAGAGAATGAAAGAGATCATCCGCAAGCTGCGCTCCATTCGCACCCCGACCGATGCCAACGCTCTTGCCGATCAATTGGAGAAGCTCTACGGCGAGGACCCTGACCTGCCGATCCGGTAGCCTAGTCCTCAGGTCCAGCCTGCGGACGAAACCCGCGCCCTAGGTTCGCTCCTGCGCGCCCGTGTCAATCGCGAAAGTATCAATCCGGTCGCGCCATTGTGCGCGGCCAGACAAGCATACTGGAGGGCGTCGCACACATGCGAGTATTGGTTCTTCTCCGGCACTGGTTTGATCTGGCCGTTCTTGTGCTTGCCAAATCTGTAACCACCCCCCAGTCCTCTGCACAACACCGGGCAGCGGCCCCGGTCTATGAGAATTGCTGGTCCACCATCTCTCTGTTGAAGAAGGAACGCCTCGACCGCCTGTAATCGGCGATCAATCGCATTGGTGGGTGCCGGCATGCCGACCAAGCCCGACCTTTTCAAAACATCGAAAGTGGTCTCTTCGTAGCTGGTCGATCTGTGTGCGCCTGCGGGGTCTCCCACGACGGCGGTCATTCTGCCCCGGTATCTCTCGCTCATTAATGCAGGTCTGATGGCGCGCTGTATTGCTAACTCTAAACCAACATCTTCGTTGATTATTTCACCAAGAACCAGCAGCCTTCCGCGATGGTCCATCTGGGTAATGACGGCGCAAGGGTCGCGTCCAAAGTCGAGCCCGACGAGCAGAGGGTGGCCGGGGACGGGAGAAACTTCATCGGCACAATGAAACGTGCTCTTGTAGCTGTCTCGGAAAACCGCTGATCCGGAGGGATCATCGCCATACTCGGCGTTGACATAGCGCTTGACCCAGTTAGGAGAATGGCCGCGAGAAAGCCGCTCGTAATACTCGCGCCCGCCGGGCAGGTTCTCAACGTTCTCCGCGTCATCGCTCAACCCTCCCGGCTGCTTGAACACCACCCAGTCCTGCGGCACATCCAGCTCTAACAATTTATGCCACTCGCCGCCTTCAGTTGGGAAGTTGCCGTCCATGACCATGCCGAACCACGACGGTCCGCCTTGCGCCTTGGACGGATAACGACCTAACCGGCCGGAGATAGCCGGAATGAGCGCCGCGTCTATCTCGGGAAATTCGTTCACCCACACACCGGTAAGCTGCATGGATAACAACCTTCGCTGATCCTGCTCGTCTTCCAATGGGATCAGATGTATCTCTGATTTGATGTCGCCGAACTCTATGTATATCGTCTTCTCTGAAATCTTGTAGTTCGTAACCGGTCCCGCCCATGTATAAAATTCCTTCAGCACCGTCTGGGTTATCTGCTGAAGCGTCTGCCGCACTATGGCAAACCGTGTGTGACGGATGCCATCTTGTGCAGGTGCCTGTTCAGCCATTCGTCGCATCACCTCGATCAGGCATCCTGTGCTTTTACCTGATCCCACCGGACCCATGATCGCCCGGACGAACGCATCGCAGCGCATGAACTTCGCCACCGTGGGTGGCGCGGTGTAACTCATCGTGCTCATGATTGATGCTCTATTACCTTTGAGGTAACAATGCCAAGCCCGTGCTTGGCACCGTCGCCGATATTAATACTCAGCACAAACTTCTCTGATACTTGTCCCTCTACTTTTTCATTTCCTATCCCTGCCAACCTACTCACCAGCTTCAGCAGTTCAGTTTTTGCCGCCAATGGCTCCCTGTTATCGTGGATGCGCGACTGTATCTCTTCCAGCGCCTCCTCCAGCATCGCCGCGCTCTTCAGTTTCACCCGCTCGGGGGCGTTCGCCGCCGCGTGCCACGCCTCGATCATCTCTTTCAGCACCGCCTGAAAGCGCGGGTTGGCCTGCATCCGCTGCCACTGGTCGGCATCGACCCCCAGTTTGGTCAGGGTTTCCGGCAGATTGCTCAGATCCATGGCCAGTTCGCGGGCCAATCTGAGCATCACAACTTCGTCAATTACCATGTTATCCTCGCTAGCTCTCGCCGCTTTACCTCACTAACCATTTCCTGTACGTACCACTTATGGTGGACATCTCCCAGACGGCGTCGTCCGTGGGCTCAGCGCGTGGGCTCTTGCGCGTCGTGTCCCCGCAAGCCCTCAATGCCAGCGAAAAGCTTGCCAATGAGAACCTCGCCGAGAACCAGAAGAAGCTCCCCGAGGCTTACGAAACCTCGCTTGCCGGGCACATCAGGCGGGAGTTTGACACCTTCAAGCGCCACCGCGACAGCAACGCCGGATGGTCGAACCGCCTGTTAGGTGCCCAGCTTGCGTTCAATGGCCAGTACCCCGCCGACAAGATCGCCGAGATTAAGAAGTTCGGCGGTTCTGATGTTTATGCTCGACTTACTGCTGCCAAATGCCGGGGTGCGGCCAGTCTGCTCCGTGATATTTATCTTTCCCCTGACCGTCCATGGGCGCTCGACCCGGCGCAGGACCCCGACCTGCCTCCGCAGGTCATAAAAGCCGTGCAGGACCTCGTGTCGAGCGAGGCGACCAACATGGCGACCGCCGGCCAGATGCCCGATCTGGACCAGTTGCGCGACCGCACGGTGAACCTGCTCGAAGCGGCCAAGCAGGCGGCCAAGAAGAAAGCCCGCAAACAAGCAGCCTTCGCCACCGAGAAGATGGATGAATATCTCCAGCAGGGCGGCTTCTACGATGCCCTTGCCGAGTTCATCCAAGATCTGAGCATTTTCCCCTTTGCGGTCATCAAGGGACCCGTAGTCCGCATTGTGCCCACCGTTGTATGGCGTAACGGGCAGGCGACCACCAGCGAGCAGCCGCGTCTGTTCTGGGAACGGGTCAGCCCATTTGACATCTGGTGGTCGCCGGGAGTGAACTCCATCGTCGATGGCGACGTCATCCAGCGCTCACGCCTCACTAGAAAAGACCTCAACGACCTGCTCGACCTCCCCGGCTACAACACCGAGGAGATCAAGATGGTGCTTGAGGAGTATGGGCGCGGCGGGCTCAACGAGGACTGGGACAGCGTCGACGCACAAAGGGCTGTTCAGGAGAATAGGGAAGACCCATTTTTCAACCGGACAGGCATGATCTCCTGCTTGGAGTTCCACGGCACCATCCAAGGGCGGCAGCTCAAGGACTACGACATTCCCAAAAAACTGGTCCAAGACGACGACCGTGACTATTTCGTGCAGGCGTGGCTGATCGGCCGCCACGTCATAAAAGTGCAGCACTCCCCCTCTCCGCGCAAGCGCGCGCCATACTTCGTGACGAGCTTCGAGAAGGTGCCGTCGACGCCGGTAGGTAACGGCCTCCCCGACATACTGGCCGACGTGCAGGATGTCGCTAATGCTGCACTACGCTCATTGGTGAATAACCTATCGATCTCGTCCGGGCCTCAGGTGGTCATCAATGATGACCGCTTGAGTGCCAATGAGCTTGGCGATGAGCTATATCCGTGGAAGCGCTGGCACGTCATGAGCGATCCGCTGGCTAACAACGTGCAGGTGCCGATCAGCTTCTTCCAGCCCACTTCGAACTCTCAAGAGCTTCTCATGGTCTACGAGAAGTTTCAGGGCATGGCTGATGAATTAAGCTCGATCCCCCGTTACCAGACGGGCGGTGGGGCGTCTGGCGGTGCGGGTAGAACCGCCTCCGGCTTGGCCATGCTGATGACCAACGCCAGTAAAATTCTCCAGACAGTGGCCGCCAACGTCGACCGCGACGTGATCCAGCCCCTGCTGACAGCGCTCTACGACATGGTGATGCTGACTGACGACACCGGGGTGTTCACCGGGCAGGAGCAGGTGCGCGTCATGGGCGTCAACGTCGCCGCCCAGCGCGAGACCCAGCGTGTCAGGCAGCTTGAGTTCCTGCAGGCTACGGCCAATCCCATCGATATGGGTATCATCGGGCCGAAGGGAAGAGCCACTGTATTGCGCTCAGTCTCCCAGACCATCGGGCTCGACGGGGACAAAATTGTCCCCAGCGAGGACGACCTCGACAAGCAGCAGGAGCAGGCCCAAGCATTGGCTGCGCAAACAGGTGTGCCGGGCCATGGCGGGCCGGAGCAGGCCGAGCAGGCGGCGCAGGCGCAGGCCAATCAGGCACCGCAGCCGAATGGCGACATGGGGCCGCGCACTGCACTTACCGGAGGTGTCGGATGAGCAACGAGCAGAAGATCGTATGGGGCGCCGTCGCAGTGGTGGTCGTCCTGATTTTGGTCTGGATGGTGTGGCCGGTAACACCGCCGCTAGTAGTACCACCACCAACAACGCCATAGGAGATTGATCATGGCTATTGGCTTGGCTTTTTGGATACTGATGCTGCTCTGGCTAGTGTTCGGATTGTATCACGGCTTCGTTGTCTCGCCGGGCAGTTACTACCTCGTCGGCGGCAACCTCTTGCTGTTTATTCTCCTGCTGCTATTGGGGTGGCAGGCGTTCGGTGCACCATTGAAGTAGGAGAACCCAGATGGCTAAGACCAGGTTAAAAGTTCA